AATCCGGATCCCCTGCTTGCCACCACGACAAACGACAAGCGCATCCCGGTCCCCGATTTCGTCGAATATCAGGACCAGGCGCACGAGCTCGACGTCATCACTGCGCGTATCGATCGATTGACGCGCGCGCTCAAGGTCTCCGGCATCTATCCTGGGGAGGAAAAGCAACTGCTGCAGCAGCTGATCGACGAAGGCACTGAAAACCGCCTCATCCCGGTGGCGGACTGGCCAGCGTTCGTTGACAAGGGCAGTCTTGCCAACATGATCCAATGGCTGCCGGTGCAGCAGATCGCTGAAACCCTGGTCCAGCTTTACAATGCGCGCGACCGCGTGAAGGCCGCGCTCTACGAAATCACCGGCATTGGGGACATCATGCGCGGCATGACCAACCCGCAAGAGACGCTCGGCGCGCAGGAGCTGAAAGCCAATTTCGCCACGCGCCGCATCGTGCCCCAGCAGAAAGAGGTGGGCCGCTTTGCGCGCGACCTCCTGCGTCTGATGGGCGCCGTCATCGCTGAGCATTTCTCGGAGAAGACCATTGGCATGATCAGCGGATATGCCCAGCTCGACCCTCTTGTTGCACCTGATGGTGCCATGGGGGGCGGAGCCCCGGGGTTGCTCGGCCCGAACGTGGCGCCAGCGGTGCTCGAGGCGAATCTAGCGCGGGCGCAGCAATTCGCGGCGGCCGTGGCGTTGATGCGGCAGGACGGCGCGCAAGGGTTCCGCATCGATATCGAGGCGGACTCGACCATCGCGCCCGATGAGCAGGCGGAAAAACAGGCACGCGTCGAGTTCCTGCAGCAGATGGTCCCGTTGCTCGAACAGGTGGTGCCGCTCGCCATGGGTAACCCGGCGCTCGCCTCAGTGTGCCGCGAGATCACATTGTTTGCAGCGCGCGGGTTCCGAATCGCACGCACATTGGAGGAGACCCTGGAACGGGCATTTGATGCACTTGCGCGGATGCCGGCCTCGGCGCCCGAAGGCTCTTCAGCAGGCAGGGCGGCCGCTGCCGATGTGGCCATCCGTGCGCACGCGATCGATGCGAAGTCGCAGATCGAGCGCGATAAAAACGCCATCGCTGCTGCCAAGGCTTTCGGCGATCATCAGCTCGAACAGGCGAAGCTTGCGGCGCAAAGCTTGGCGGAGCACGCCCGGCTTGGTGTTGAGACTGAGCGGCTCGAGACGGAGAAAGTCTCGCTCGGTTTGCGCGCAGCGGAGGCCGCGGCCCGGCAAGCGCAAGACTTGGGGTGATTGGCTGGGTGGAACAAGCTTCGGTTGCAAATTGCGCTTGTGTTTGTTCTCTTTTTGTTCTTACATGCCGCCGCTGATCACAGCCGATGGGTCCAGTGCTTTGACCTGAACCTCGGTCTAAGGGGGCGTCCGAATGCGGCTCTGGCGGGCGGTTTGTAAGGGCGTCGATGCGTTCGCGCGAGAAATGCAGACAGGCAGGAGGCTAGCTGTGCCGCCAATCGTTGAACCTATTTCGAACCAGGGCAGATCCGTGCATGATTCGGAATTAACGCAAGCTGAGCGCGAGGCGATGGCGCGCAAGCACCGCTCCGAGTCGCGCCTGCGGGAAGAAGGCGTGCCCTTCATCCGTCACTTGCCGCGTATCGAAACGAGAGATGAGGTCAAGCTACGCACCAAAGAGGAGATTGCCTATCGGTCGCTGGCTCTGACGGTCGTTACTGCCAAGGCGGTCGGCATGCGCCAGCCGAGCGTCGAAAACGCTGTCAAGCAGCTCGGACTGGCTCCCCATTTCAGCCGACGCGAGCGCGGCTTCATTCTCGATCCTACGCCGCCGCACCAGGACGTGGTCCACTTTTCCTGGTCCGGAGAGGCGGCGTGGCCGTTGTTCTGGGCCCTCGGATTTGTTGATCGGCTTGATCGGCCGATAACTGTGGTTGGCGAGCGTGACCTGCCGCACGCCGTTCACGCCGTACAGGACCATGGCGCACAGCCGTATATCGACAGCGCACGGTTGCGGGCTTTGGACGAGGTTCTAGACCAAATCGATCTAATTTATCGATATCACTGGGCTGTGCGCGAAGCTTGGTTGCGCGGGCACAAAATGCCGGCGGGCCTCGATCCGGGTGTGGTCGAGGAGCGGCATCACGCGCTCAATTGGCTTGCTGTTCCAAAGGATGAACAACCCGACGAATGGCCCGACTGGGATGAAGTCGACACCAGCACCTAGCGGCATCTGCCTTCATTGCACGCATTATCTGGTCCCGCCGAATTGAAAGGCATTACACCTGCTTGTGCATGCGGCCGACTGCTTCACCGTATTTGCCTGCGCAGTCGAAGTTGTTGAACTAAGGCATGGATTTCGGCGAGTACCTACGGAGGACCCCAAGAAGGCTTGAAACATCCTGTGTCCTCTGTCATCGGCCTTCTGCCTTCCGCTTGACGCTCCATAAACAAAATGTATGTCGTTTTGCCAATATCGACCATCAGGAATCATTGAGCACCTGATCCTTATCACTTCTCTCACCCCTGACTCTCTGATTTTGCCACAAACTGATTTTTATTCCTGACTCCCGGAGATCGTATGACTGACCAGGACGAGGCTGGCGCCGCGGATGCCAGCGCGCAGGATATTCGCAGCGCCGTTGCGGCCGCGCTGAATGAGAGCGAAGACGCACAGCCTGCGGCGGACGAGGACCTTGCGCGGGCCGAAACCGCCCGGCTGGCCGAGGCTGGTACGGAGCCTAAGGTGGCCGACGACAAGGATGAAGATGCGTTTCGACGCGCGGCTGGCCCTGCTCAATCGCATTCCGACAACAGCCTTGCCCCGCCCGGTCGCTGGAGCGCCTCGCAGAAGGAGATGTTCAAATCTTTGCCCGATGTGGCGCAACGGTTCCTGCTCGAGCGCCACCAGGCAATGGAGGCGGACCACCATCGCAAGACTCAAGCGATTGCCAGCATCCGCCGCGACCACGAAGCGATCGGCGGCCTGTTCGCGCCGTACCGCGAGGTGATGCAGGCGCGCGGGATTACGCCACGTCAAGTGATCGAATATTGGGCCGACACAGAGCGCCGGCTAGGGCAGGGCGATGGGGTCGCTGTGATCAAAGGAATCGCGGAAGGCTATGGCATCGACCCGGCCAGTATCGCGGCAGCGCTCGGGATCAGTACGGCGGCGAGCGACCAACGTACTGCTGAACGGCGCGCGGCCAACCCGCCGCACCCGCAACGCCAATCGCCAGGGCAAGTTGAATCAGCACTTGCCGAGATCGCGCGCATCAAAGAGCGCCTCGCCGCCGACGATCGCACTCGTGCCGAGGCAGCACGAGCCGCCCAGGAGGCCGGTCGGCGCAAGCGCATTGCTGATATCGAGAGGTTCAAGAGTGCCGCCGACGAGCACGGAAACCTGCTCCACCCTTATGCGACCGAAGTCGAGGAAGACATGCTCCACCTCGCTTACGTTGCACAAGCCAGAGGACAGGACGTGCCGCCCCTGCAGGAACTCTATGATCGAGCCGTCCGCGCAAACCCCTCCACCTACCATGCGCTGCGCCTTGCAGAACAGCAATCAGTCGCACGCCAGATCAAGGACGAGGCCAGGGCAAAGGCGGCCGCCGCAAAGCGTGCGGCATCCAGTGTGACCGGCGCCCCCGGTGCCGGTCCGGCCCCAATCGGGCGCTCCTCCGTCCGTTCACTGCGCGAGGAGATCCTGTCACACATGGACAGCGACTAGACCTCCTGGGGTCGGACACCAGCTGCACCCTGTGAGCGACCCTGAACACTTATGCCGGACGCTCGGCTGGTCCTGGCGCCGGATGGGACCCCCACATCAAATTTCAAACAAATCTTTGAGGATATGAATGGCAACACCAAATACAAATTGGTCGGAAGTCACCACCACAACGCTTTACAATCGCTCACAAAAGCTCGCCGATAACGTCACCAAGAACAACGCGCTGCTGCGCCGGCTGTCGCAGAAAAGCAAGATCAAGCCGTTCGATGGTGGCCAAGCCATCGTTCAGGAAATCGAATACGCGGAAAACGGAACATTCAAACGTTATTCGGGTTATGACGTTCTTTCGATCTCGCCCTCCGACGTGTTCACGGCCGCCCAGTACCCGATCGCCCAGGCGGCAGTTGCCATCTCCATCTCCGGTCTGGAAATGCTTCAGAATGCCGGCAAGGAGAAGATGATCGACTTGCTCGAGGCGCGCATCGGTAATGCCGAGCGCACGATGCAGAACAATATCTCCAACGACTGCTACTCGAATGGAACCGCCGATGGCGGTAAGCAGATCGGCGGGCTGCAGCTGCTCGTCGCCGACATCGCTAACTCCGGCGTGGTCGGTGGGATCGATTCGTCAGCCTGGGCATTTTGGCAGAACCAGGTGCAGAGCTTCGCGAGCTACGGCCTGGCGCCGGGGCCTGCCACCATCCAGACCATGATGAATCGCGCTTGGCTGTCGCAGGCTCGCCAGTCGGACCGACCCGATCTGATCGTCGCCGACAACACGTTCTTCCGCTACTACTGGGAAAGCTTGCAGGCAATCCAGCGCATTTCGGAAGAAAAGAGCGGCATGGCTGGGTTTGCCTCGCTGAAGTTCATGGATGCCGACGTGGTCTACGACGGCGGTTTCCAGGGAAACGCGGCGGGCAATGCGAGTGTGCTCGGCACGGGAGGCTCATGGCTTTCTGGCGGCGGCGCGCCCGCCTCGCACATGTATCTTCTCAACACCGAATACATCTTCCTGCGCCCGCATAAGGAACGTGACATGGTTCCGCTCGATCCGGATCGCTTCAGCGTCAACCAGGACGCGATGGTGAAGCTCATCGCCTGGGCGGGTAACATGACCTGCTCCAACCGCTTCCTGCAATGCGTGATCACGCAGTAATAATAGGAGTGCATCACAATGGCTTATGCGCCTGTCGAAGCACGCGAAGGCGTGCAGCCGATCGCGCTCGCTGCGAACAATCAAAACCATCCGCTCGGATCCATCATTCGCGCATATGATCCAAGTTACGGTGAAGGCGAATTCATCTATCTGCCGGGCGTCAGCGGAACCGTGACTGGAACGGTTGTGACCTGGGGCGGCGTTTCCGGCTCGGGCGCGACCGCCAAGCCTACGTGGCAGACTGCGCTCGCGCCTGCCACCGCAAATCTTGGCCAGCCGCTCGCCGTCGCGATGGCAGCCACCGGAGCCGGCCAGTTCGGCTGGTACCAGATCGCCGGTACGGCGGTCGTTGCCGAAAACGCTACGTTCGCCGCAGCGAGCAAACCCTATCTGGCAGGGTCCGGCCGACTGACAACCGCCCAGGCCAACGGCTGCCAAGTGGTCGGCGCGGTCACCGTTACCGGCGACGGTACGCCTGTCGCCGGGTTTGGGCTTGTTCATATTAACCGCCCGGCGGCGCAGGGACAGACGGTTTAACAGGAACTGGGGTCAGGAGTCAGGAAGTATTTCTTGCTGCCTTCCCAGATCCGATCTCCTGGCCCCTCGATTCTAACTCCTGTTTCCAGACAGCTGATTTCCCTGATTCCCGGAACCTGACCTCATGACTCTGACACGCAAAGACAATCTCGTTCATCTCGGATTGCCCGCCCATCTCACCAACGAGCTTGAAACACAGGTCGCGCCGCTGGCGGACCCCCGCCTTACCGCCCCTAATCTGATCCAGGAAACCGCAGCCGACGGTGTCGTCGCGCATGCTGGCGGTGGCCAAGCAAATGCGACGCCGATCACCACTCAGACCACCCGCGTCACAACGGTTGCAACCCCTGGCGACAGCATCGTACTCCCGGCGAGCCAGCCCGGACTCGAGTTGATCGTCATCAATCACGGTGTCAATCCGATGCAGGTCTACGGACTTGGGTCGGACACGATCAACGACGTTGCGGTTGCAACTGGTGTGTCGCAAATGCAAGGCTCAGTCGTAATCTATACCTGTGTGACCGCGGGCGCGTGGTACACCGAAGGCCTCGCCACGGGCTACGCCACTGGCAACGGCGGGGCGTTCCAAACTTTCTCCTCGATCGACAACCTCACAGCTCACGCGGGCGGCGGCCAAGCACTGGGCACCGCTCTCACCGCCATGCAGAACCGGATCACTACTGTCGCGAGCGCCGGGGACAGTGTGAAACTGCCACCCTCGGCGACGGGCATGTCGCTCACCGTGATCAATGCGGCGGCCGCCAACAACATGAACGTCTTTCCGGCGAGCGGCGAAAGCATCGATGCACTCGGCGCCAATGCGGCGCGGGCGATTGCCGCGAACAAAACCTGCGAGTTCTTCTGCGTTACCGCCGGGCAGTGGCATTCGCTTATCAGCGCCTGATCAGAGCAAAGGAAAATCATGTCCATCGCTAACGCCACATATACCCGCAGCACCTCGCTGGCCGCCAGCGAGGCGCGCAACTACCCGCGCTTCTTTCTCGAGACGGTGCGCGACAATCACTCCTCGCGTCACCACGGTCGCGAGATCTTCCGCGAAGAGGAGCGCGTCGAGATCATCATGCCGGGCAATCCCTACACGCGCCCAATCATGCGTGTAACGGAGGAGCATCGCCAGACCCGGCCGAAACAGTATGAGGCTTTCAAAGCGGGCCAGGAGATCGCAGCCGAGGGCACCCCCCTCGAAGCCTGGGCGCGGATGCGGCCGAAACAGCTGCACGAACTCAAGGCACTGGGGTTCCGGACGGTCGAGCACATCGCCAACATGGACGATCAAGCGGCCGGCCGGGTCGGTGCTGGAGGCCAGGACCTGCGGCAGGTCGCGCAGGCGTTCCTCAATGACGCTGCCCGAATGGCAGCCGTCGAGCGGCTCGCTGCGGAGAACGATGCCAAGAACGCCGAGATTGAGGATTTGCGGCTAAAGCTTCACGGGCTTGAGCAGACAATAGAGCGTGTCGCGGCCAGCAAAGAGCCCGCGGCAGCGCCGCCGGTGTTGGCGTCATCGCTCGATGAGTTCGCCAAGCCCGCAGCGAACGCGGCGAAAAACTCCTAACTGCGAACACGGGCAAGCGAGCGTAGAACTGATGTCGCTTCTATCAATCTGTCAGGAAGTTGCCGCCGAGATCCCGGTGGCGCCACCGGTTGGCATTATCGGCAATCCGGACGGCACGGCCCAGTTGATGCTCGCGTTGGCTCAGCGGGCCGGCGAGGCGCTGGCGCGACGCCCGCCTGGCGGCTGGGTTAACATGATCCGGGAATACGATTTTGCAACGGCGGCCGTGTCGATATTCTCAGGTAGCGTGGCCAATACGGGGCCCGGGGGGAACGCCATCATCTCCGGTGCCACCCCAGCGGCAATTTCGGCCGTCACACCAACTGCCTGGGTGGCGTTCGGTACCGGCCTCAAGATCAACTCCCTGGTTGCCGCGGTCAATTATGCCTCAGGCACCATCACTCTCAACCAGCCGGCGGCGACCCCAGGATCCGGTCAATACATGCTCGGCCAATCCGATTATCCGGTGCCGGCCGATTTTGCACGGCCGCTTGATAACACGCTTTGGGACCGGTCGCGTTTCTGGTCGATGCGCGGACCGCAGTCGCCACAGCAATGGCAGTTGTACAAGTCCAGTGTGGTCGGACGGGCTTCCATTCAGCGCCGGTTCCGTTTCCGTCGCGCTGGCTGGCTCGCGGGCACCACCGGCAGCGGGCAGAATGTGTTCTCAGTGGACCCGGTGCCGACCGACAACGGTGCTCAGCTCGTTTTCGAATACGTGTCGAATGCGTGGTGCCAGTCGGCTGGCGGAGTGCCGCAAAGCGCCTGGGCGGCGGACACCGATACGGCGATTCTCGACGAATACCTGATCAAACTCGGCTTGCGCTGGCGCACCCTGCGCCGGTTGGGAATGTCTTACGCAGATGAGCTCGACGAGTACGAACGCGCGGTCGCCAAGGCGATGGCGCATGACGGTGGTGCCGCGATTCTCGATCTCGCACCCCCCGATCGGCTCACTTTGATCGGCCCTTGGAACTTCCCGGAAACCAACTTTGGAAACGCGGTCGGGTGATCAGGAATCGGGGTTCAGGAGGGCGGGAGTCAGGAAGGAGTAGCCGATCGTGAACTCGTGGCATGGCTTCCTACTCTTCCTTCCTGATACGATTTCCTGATTATTGGATCCTGTTGATGGCTATTCTTCCCCGCTCCCAACGGCTTGCGCTCGCTGCTCAAGCCTCCGCACGGCCTGTTTCCGTGCCAGCCCCGATCACCGGATGGAACGCGCGCGATGCACTCGACGAAATGCCGGCAACCGACGCCGTGTTACTTGATAATTGGTACCCGGATTACTCGGGCTGCGCGGTGCGCAACGGCTTTGTTCTCTATTCGACCGGTGTCGACTCATCCCCGGTGCGCACGCTCGCGGAATACAATGCGGGAGCCACACGCCGCTTCTTGGCCGCGGCTGGCGGCAAGTTCTATGATATCTCGATTGCGGGAGCGGCCGGCGCGCCGCTCGCGAGTGGGTTTGCGAGCGATGCCTGGCAGACGGTGCCCTTTCTGTCGCGGCTCTATTTCTGCAACGGCATCGATACCGTGCAAGTCTTCAACGGTAGCTCGTTCGCGAGCGCCAGCTTCACGGGGGCCTCGAGTCTCGCGTTCATTGGTTGCATCCAATATCAGAACCGCTTGTTCTTTTGGCTGCCGAATGCAACCGGCTTCTACTATGCGCCGCTCAATTCGATCAGCGGGGCGCTGGCATTCTTTGACCTCGCCGCGTTTGCTCCGCACGGCGGAAACCTCACCGCGGCGGTCACGTTCAGCCATGACGGCGGCAACGGTGTCGTGGATTTCGTCGCCTTCATCCTGTCTTCGGGCGATTGCCTGATCTACTCCGGCAACGATCCGTCGAATGTCAATGCCTGGTCGCTGGTGGGGATTTATCGTATCAGTCCCCCTGTTTCGCCGCGGGCGGTCTGCCAATATGGCGCCGAAGCATTCATCACCACTTATGACGACCACATCCCGCTGCAGCAACAACTGGTGGCGCTCAAGCTGGGGCAACTGCCTCCGCGCAGCAAAGTCTCGACCGCCGTGCAGAATGCGGTCCGCGCCAATCTCACCGGGTTCGGCTGGCAGGCACTCTATTATCCACGTGGGCGTCGGCTGATCTTCAACATCCCCAATGCGGACGGAACGTTCTCCCAGCACGTCCAGAATACAGCGCTGCAAACACAACCGTGGTGCCGCTTTACGAATATGAATGCTTATTGCTGGGGGCTTTTCCGGGACAACCTCTACTTCGGTGCCGCGGGCGGCGTCGTGTATCAGGCTGACAGCGGCAACCTCGACAACATAGGCCCGGTCGCGGCCGATGCGCGGCAGGCTTGGAATACGTTTACAGACCCCATGCGCAAACGAATCACCGCAGTGCGGCCGATGATCCAGGCGGTGAGTGGGGAAACCGTGAGCTTTGGCTTGGGCTTCGACTACGGCGACATCAATATCGCACTCTCGCCCACCACCGCGGGCGCCGGATCGCCCTGGGACATCTCGCCCTGGGACACCTCGCCGTGGTCACCTGATGCGATCGTCGACCCGCGGTGGCGGGTCGGCGGCGGAACCGGCCAGTCGATCGGGGTGCGGATGACGGCCAGCGCAAACGCGCCAACCGTGTGGTTGCGCACTGATTTCCGTTTCGAACAGGGCGCTGCGCTGTGAGCACAACGGATCTCAGAGTGGGCACTCCGGGCTCCCGCTTGCCGACGACCGGCTAGAGAAAGGACACGACCCACCAGATGACTGCGCCGACGAAAACAGCCAAGGCGAAGAACAGTACGACGCGGCTGAGGGCGCAATTGCGGCTGAAAGCAATAAACGCAGCGCTCACCACCAGCGTCCAAACAACAAAACTATAGCCTTCTGGTTTAGGCAGCATTATCCCGTGGCGCTAGTAGCGCACCCCATTGATTCGCGAGTACCGTACAACCCTATTGCGTCCCATGCTGTTGTTCAATCACGATGCAGTGCTCACTGCTTGGGCGGGCGCCCGCCTTGGTATCGCCGACTTTCACCCCTGCACCACGATCGGCGTTACGCGTGGGGGCGAGATCCTGGCCGCGGCGATCTACAACAATTATAGGCCTCCCAACATCGAAGTCACTTTCGTGACAGCGTCGCCGCGCTGGGCCAGCAAGGGAGCAATCCGGGCGATGCTTCGGTATCCATTCGTGCAGCTTGCCTGCAAACGTTTGACTGCCATTACGGCGGCGCAGAACACGCCGGCGCGCACTTTCTTGTTGCGACTGGGCTTTTGCGAGGAGGGCTTGCATTTGGACGCCCTGCCCACGGGCACGGCGGTGAGTTACGGACTACTTGCCGCAAATGCCGCGCACTGGATCGCCTGAAGTGTTTCACCGCTTTTTGCACGCAGCACGCGTGTTCGATGCGGGTGACCGCAAATTTGTCCCACCGCGTCAAAGCGGGTGGCCGGCCTATTCTTGAAAACACCAGAGGAATCGTTCAAGCAACACCTGAAGCAGACCGATGTTTGCCGCCGTTCGCCGTGCCAACATTCTGAAATTTACGCGCTGTAATTCCACGATCCTGAGTACGCATATGGCAACGGTCGGCAACGGCAATAGTGCCGTCGTTCTGGTGGTCGAGGACGAGGAGTTGGCGCGGCTCATCATCGCGGATTATCTGAAGGACGCGGGATTTATCGTGTTGGAGAGTTCCAACGCTGAGGATGCCTTGGCGCTGCTCGAGACCCGCACCGACGTGCGTGCAGTGGTGCTCGATGTGGTGATGCCAGGGACGATGGACGGCATTGCCCTGGCGCACCGCATCTATGGGCGCTGGCCACGCATCGGCCTGCTTGTGGTCTCGGGCCGAGGGCCGCCGAAGGCGACACAGTTGCCCCCGGGCACCGGCTTTCTTCCCAAGCCCTATTTTGGGCCTTCCATTGTCGGACGCGTGCGCGCCATCATTGATACCGAATCCGATGATGATTAGTGTCACCTGGTTTGGGGGTTAGCGCGGAACGTTGCTGCGGCAGTTCGGTCATCGGTTCCAGCGCAAGACGTTGCGTTCCTCTCTCATCCGTTCGTGGGATGAGATGGTAAGGATTGCTTGACGCGACGAAAACAAAATGTATGTCCGTTTTTCAATCTAGCATCCGTACGCCTCGGCAGCGAGAACCATGTCGAGGCGTTTTTGTTTGTAGACTCTCACCGCTCCCACGCTCGTATCTGCTTGGGATGGTTCATCGATCCGCCGAAACAATCGTAGCCGATCAGGTATTCATTGCGAATGAGCAAAAGCACACCGCAGGCGCCACCCGCGCCGGATCCATCATTGGTGACGCAACAGCAAACGGGCGCAAACCTCAACACTGCAATTGCCCAAAAGCTTATCAACGACACGAATCAATACTCGCCTTTTGGATCTACCACATATCAACAAACCGGAACGCAGAACGTCGGCGGATTCGACGTGCCGACGTACAGCCAGACGACGACATTCAACCCGACCGTGCAGTCGATTATAAGCGGGACGGAGAACGTCGGGGCGTCGTTGATGCCGACGGCGCAGGCGTTGGCTAACGAGGTCCGGTCGAGCGCCACGAAACCGCTTGATTTCAGCGGGACCAACCAGGATTATCTCAATGCCGGCCCCCGGCTTTTGGACCAGAATGCGACCAATGCGGTCTATCAACAGCAAAAGAGCTTTCTCGATCCGCAGTGGCAGCAAAGCCAGAAAGATCTCGAGGATCAGCTAGCGCGCCAGGGCATTCCAATAGGAAGTGACGCTTATAACAGCGCCATATCAAATTTCCAGAATCAGAAAACCCAGGCATACCAATCGGCGCAAGATTCCTCCATTGCACAGGGCGCGCAAAACGCGGGCCAATTGTTCAATCAGGCGCTCGCGGGTCAGCAGCAGAATATCAGTCAGCAGCAGCTTGCGCAGATGTCGCCGATCGAGCTTCTCAGCAGGCTCTACAACTCCGGAGTAACTTGACATGCCGTCGCCGCTCGCTCTCGCCCTCATGCAGCAGCAGCCCAACACGGCTCCGCCGCAGGTCAGCATCACGCCGACCGACGTGGCCCAGATCTATAAAAACTCTCAGGATGCGGCGCTTGCCGCTTATAAGGCACAGCTCGATCAAGGCAACACGATGTGGGGTGACCTCACCAAACTTGGCGCTGCAGGTATCAGCGCTGCGGGAGCACCCCTGGTCGGCGCTCTGCTTCCGGTCGCCGCCCCGGCACTCAGCAGGGCCACCAGCAACGGCAAGTAAAACTCAAGGACACCTGAATGTCGTGGAACGGTGGCGGCAACTTCAATCGCCTGTATTCCTGGGTCGCCGATAAGGCGGCCGGGCTGAACATCAGCTCGGTCCGAATGGATGCGGACTCCAATGACATTGCGGCAAATGGTTTCGGCAATTGTCTGACTCGCGATGGGCAAGGCCAACCGACCGCGAATCTTCCGATGGCCAATTTTCGCCACACCGGAGTCGCCAACGGCGTCGCGCGCAGCGACTATGCAGCCGTTGGACAGCTTCAAGACAACATCGTCAATTGGGCGGTGGCGGTGGGCACGCCCGATGCCATCACGGCGACCCTGGCGCCGCCGATCACCGCGCTGACCGACGGTCAACTGGTGTATCTGCGCGCCGCAGGGGCCAATACGACTGCAGCGCCGACATTTGCACCCAACGGGCTTGCAGCGCACCCGCTCACCCGAGCCGGTGGGGATGCGCTCAACGTTGGTGACATCGCCGGGGCGTTAGCCGAGATCATCCTGCGTTACAATGCCGTCAACACCCGATGGGAGCTGCTCAATCCCAACGTTCCGAATATTCCGGCCGGCACTGAGGTGCACTATGCCGGAATCCAGGCACCGCCGGGTTGGTATTTTGCGTATGGACAGCTGGTCTCGCGCTCGAGCGATCTGTCACTGTTCAATGCGTTGACGATCACCACGACGGGGAACACGCATTCAAACACGACGATCGACAATCTGACGCAAGACCTGCGCGGGCTAGGTCTCGAAGGCGGCCTTGTTGAGGGGACAGGAATTGCTCTGGGCACGACCCTGGTTTCGATCACGGCGACATCATTGACTCTTTCGCAAGCTGCGGTCGGGAGCGCTGCGGGAGTGGGAATTCGCTTTTTGCCCTATGGGCAGGGCGATGGATCGACGACATTCAATGTCCCAGACAGGCGCGGCCGTACCCTCTTCGGTCGTGACAATATGAACGGGACCGCGGCGGGGCGTCTCACGGCCGCGACGGCACAAGGCATTAACGGAATTCAACTCGCTGCGACCGGCGGTGAACAGGCGCACATTCAGACTGCCGCCGAGGTCGGTACGCACGCGCATCCGAATAGTCTCAATGATCCGAGTCACGGGCATCCCGGTTCGACGGTGCCAGCCAGTGGTGTCGGAGGCGCTACGAATGTCGGCGTGTCGGGTGCGGGCGGCATCAACGCGCCCGTCACCATCGCCAATAGCTCAACAGGAATAACGATTACAAACGCGAATAACACGGGCGCTGGAAATCCCTTCAACGTGCTGCCGCCCGGTGGCATTTCCAACATCATCATCAAGCGCTGAATTGTTACTTCTGGGCTTGCCAGGCCTGGATCGTCTTCAGTTCACATAATCAGTCGGCTCGCGGTTTTCGCTGAAAGCAGGTGACCGCCAAGGATCATGACTTGTTTCAGGAGAAAAATTCGATGTGGCGTGTGGCGAGAAGCCTCGAAGTCCTGCGCAATCAAGTCAATGCGGCCTATCCCGGGCGGCGCAAGGAACACGACGGCACAATCGGAGACGCGGCGCACCAGCCGCAAATGAGCGATCACAATCCGTGGGTCAAGGATGGCGCCGCCGGTGTTGTGACCGCACTCGATATCACGCATGACCCGGCCCACGGTGTCGACACATACGCGATCGCCGAGACTCTGCGCCGCAACCGTGATCACCGTATCAAATACATCATATCAAATCGACGCATCTTTTCGTCCCAGCTGCACGCCTGGGAATGGCACCCTTACACCGGGGCAAATCCCCATGATCGCCATGTCCACATTTCCGTACTTCCTGACAAGGCGCTCTATGACGATCGTACCCCGTGGAATTTGCATCGCGCACCAGCGAGCGAAGCGGCGGCCCGACCGGAAAAGCCCAATTTCGTCGGGCAAGAGATTGTGAGGGGGTCGTCCTACGATCAGTGCCTCGAACGCGTATTGGCGCATGAGGGAGGGTATACGAACGATCCTCGAGATCCAGGCGGTCCGACCAACTTCGGCATTTCGATCTACGACTACCGGAAATACCTGAAACCGGGCGCAACGGCGGATGTGAAGCGCATGTCGCTGGCCGAGGCCCAGCGTATTTATCGCAGCAAATATTGGGATGCGCTGTGCTGCGATGATCTGCCGGCGGGTGTCGATTACACCGTGTTCGATTACGGCGTGAATTCGGGGATCGGTCGCGCGGGAAAAGTTGTACGGCGCGTGCTCGGCCTCTCCGACGCAGACTGGCGCGTCAACGCGGACGTAATCGCTGCGTTGAAGAAGTCGGAGCCGGGCAAAGTCATTATTGCGATCAATGACGAGCGGCTGACGTTTCTCAAGAGCTTGCGTACCTGGCGCACTTTTGGCGTTGGATGGGGGCGGCGCATTGTCGAAGTGAAGGCCTTCAGTCTCGAGCTTGCGCGCTATTCCGCGACCAAGAGCTCAGGCAATGGCCCGCCGGCGTTGACAGTGCTCGCTTTGGCGCCGGCATCCGGAAAGGGGTACGTCGGCAACCTGCGACAGCTGTTCACTGCGGTTGGAGCTGGAGCAGCCGTTCTGGCTAGCGGCGGCGTCCTGGCGCACGTCGCTGCCGGGATAGAGGTGTGGGTGGCGCTCATGTTGGTCGCCCTTGGGATCGCTGTGGTCGGCTTATTTGCCTGGCTCGTCCACGCGCGGCATCACGCCACCCAGGACGCCCCTGGTTCCGACATTGTTCCGGTTACTGTAACGTCGACCGCTGCCATGCTTGGGTGAACGGAGTCGGCCCGCGGCTCGTGATGGTTCCTCATCACGGGGCGCGATGACTTTGCGGCGTTAACAATCAGGGTCACGAATGGGGTGGGGGTCGCTTGTGTTGGCGCTGTTTCGCGCGCCTGGATTGCGCTGCCAGCAGCGCATCGGCGTTGCGGTGAGTTGTCTGCGCCTCGACCCCCACCCCGCCTCCTTCGCATCCTCAGCGCAGTGGTGATGAGGCTCAGTTGGCGCAGCGATGGCGCTGCCCTCACTCTTCGGGCTCGTTCGTTTGGTCGGAAGGCGCGCGCTAAAAAAATATCGTGCGAAGAATCAGGTGCTCACCCATGAACATCAGTTGGGACCTTAACGCCACCAGCATCGTGCTGCTCGCGATCAACCTCGTCGGCCTGATCTGGTTTGCATTTTCAACCCAAGCGACCGCGACCGCGGCTCACAAAAAGGCTGACCACGCCCACGAACGGATTTCGGCTTTGGCCGAAGCGGAAAGCAAGTTTCGCGAAAAAATCTTCCTCGAGTACGTCAATCGAGACATCCTGCGCGAAATGGAGGCCCGCCTCGAGCGGGCCATCGAACATCTAGCACGTACCTCGGCCGAAGCGATCGACCGCCTGGGCGACCGTCTCGACGGGCTGAGCGACGTTCGCCGCCGGCCTGGTTGA